TTTTTAGAAAGTTTAATACATATGGCATCTACGCTATTTCTGCCGTAGTGTTTTTTACACTAGGTTACAGCGTAGCAATAATCTAAGGATAATACTATGGCAGAAGAACTCTTAAGCCCAGACCCCTTGATGATTCAAGAGTCTTTAGAAGAATGGGTAATGACTAAGTGTGAAGATTGGCGTGATTACTATGAATCAAACTACGAAGCAAAGTTTGAAGAATACTATAGGCTATGGCGAGGTCAATGGGATCCTGCTGACTCAGAAAGAGCATCAGAGCGTTCTCGTATTATTTCTCCTGCGCTTCAGCAGGCTGTAGAGTCTAACGTAGCAGAGCTGGAAGAAGCTACGTTTGGTCGTGGCAAGTGGTTTGACATTGCTGACGACAAGAATGATACAGAGCGTCAGGACATTCAGTACCTGCGAAATAAATTAACAGAAGATTTTGAAAGCTGTAAAGTCCGCAAAGCTGTCGCAGAGTGTCTAATTAACGCTGCCGTGTTTGGCACAGGTGTTGGGGAGGTTGTCCTTGAAGAAATTAAAGAAATGGCTCCAGCGACTCAACCCGTTATGGGTGGTGATCTTACGGCTGTGGGGGTTAACATTACAGATAGGGTTGTTGTTAAGCTCAAACCTGTATTACCCCAGAACTTCTTAATTGATCCTGTAGCTACGTCTGTTGATGACGCGTATGGTGTAGCTATTGACGAGTTTGTATCAAAGCACAGCGTAGAACTTCTTCAAGAACAAGGTGTGTATCGTGAGGGATATATTGATTCAGCAGCTCCTGACACAGATTTAGAACCAGACCAAGACCTTACAATTTACAACGACGATAAAGTTCGTTTAACAAAGTATTATGGTCTTGTACCTCGTGACTTAATTGAAGCAGAAGGTGTAGAAGTAGAAGATAAGTCTATGTACGTTGAGGCTATCGTGGTTATTGCCAACGGTGGTACTCTCTTGAAGGCTGAAGCTAACCCTTACATGATGGGTGACCGCCCTGTAGTTGCGTTTCCTTGGGACGTTGTTCCGGGGCGCTTCTGGGGCCGTGGAGTTTGCGAGAAAGGCTACAACAGTCAGAAGGCTTTGGACACCGAGCTACGCGCACGTATCGACGCACTGGGCTTAACGATTCATCCTATGATGGCTATTGACGCTACACGTTTACCCCGAGGAGCTAAACCCGAGGTACGTCCGGGCAAAATGATTCTTACTAATGGAGATCCCCGTGAAGTACTACAACCGTTCAACTTTGGTCAAGTTAATCAAATTACTTTTGCACAAGCTGGAGCGCTTCAGCAAATGGTTCAGCAGGCTACAGGAGCCGTTGACTCCGCTGGTATTGCTGGACAGGTTAACGGAGAAGCAACAGCAGCAGGTATAAGTATGTCTCTTGGCGCTATTATTAAGCGTCATAAACGTACACTGATTAACTTCCAGCAGTCGTTCTTACTTCCTTTTGTAACTAAAGCTGCTCACAGGTATATGCAGTTTGACCCTGAAAACTACCCCGTAGCTGATTATAAGTTCAACGCTACGTCTACTCTGGGAATCATAGCTCGTGAGTACGAAGTGACACAGCTGGTGCAGCTCTTGCAAACTATGAAGCAAGACAGCCCGTTGTATCCCGTACTAATCCAGAGCATTATTGACAACATGAATCTGTCTAACCGTGATGAGTTGATTGCAACAATGCAACAAGCTTCTCAGCCTGATCCTCAAGCTCAACAAATGGCTATGGCTGCACAACAGGCTCAAGTTGAGTTCCAGCAAAGTCAAACAGCTGCTCTTAATGCACAAGCTGCTGAGTCTCAAGCACGAGCTGCCAAGTACGCTATTGAAACTCAACTGGCTCCTGAAGAACTTCAAATTGAAAAGATTGAAGCAATTACTCGTAATCTTAAAGAAGGCGATCAAGAAGACAAAGAGTTTGAGCGTAGACTTAAAGTTGCAGATGTACTTTTAAAAGAAAGCAAAATAGAAGGTAAGAGTCCAAATGCTAATGACACAAACGGAAATGAACAGCTTCTTACACCAAATCAACCAAGCGTTCCAAGAGCAATTCAACAAATTGGACTTGCTGGAGAACCGGGTCAAAGAACTGGAGGAGAAGGTTAATGCCACAGAAAAAGGATCCAAGACTAGCACGAGCAGGAGTAAGCGGGTTCAACAAACCAAAGAGGACTCCTAATCACCCAACAAAGTCTCACGTAGTTGTAGCTAAGGAGGGCGACAAAGTAAAAACAATACGCTACGGACAGCAGGGGGTTAGTGGTGCAGGTAAAAATCCTACAACCGCTAAAGAAAAAGCACGACGTAAGTCTTTTAAGGCTCGTCATGCTAAGAACATAGCTAAAGGCAAAATGTCTGCAGCTTATTGGGCTAATAAATCTAAATGGTAAGGAGATAGTTATGCCAATGGTAGGAAAGAAAAAGTATCCATACACCGCTAAGGGTAAAGCCAAAGCTAAAGCAGCTGCCAAACGCACAGGCAAAAAAGTAAAGAAGATGAAAAATTACTAATGCCTAAGAAAAAGAAAAAGGCAAACGATGCGTGTGCAAAGAAGGTCAAAGCTCGTTACAAAGTATGGCCTTCTGCGTATGCGTCTGGTGCTGTAGCTAAGTGCCGTAAGGTAGGCGCTAAGAACTGGGGTAACAAAAGTGGCCGTAAGAAAAAGTAAAAAAGGTGCCGCACTTAAAAAGTGGTTTAAGGAAGATTGGGTTGATGTAAAGACTGGAAAGGCTTGTGGTCGTAAGTCTGCTACTAAATCTAAGCGTCCGTACCCCTCATGCAGACCCAAAGCTGTCGCAGCTAAAATGACTAAAGGTGAAAAAGCCTCATCATCTCGACGTAAAACTGGGCCAGCTAAGATTAAACACGCAGTAACAGCTTCAGGAAGAAGGCGTAAAACTACCAAAAGTAAGAAATAACTCTTGACAAAGCCTTAAAAATATGTTATAATAATACTATGTACTTAGTACATATTTATATAAACTACAGAGATAACCTACGAGGGCCTCATGGATCAGGAAACACAACAATACTACGACACATATTTTAGTCTTTTTCTTACTGATGGTTGGAAACAACTGATGCAAGACTTTGGTAACAATGCTATTCAGATTAATAGTATTGAAGCCGCTAAAGACGGTGACGATATGTTTTTTCGCAAAGGACAACTAAACGTATTAGCCCATTTGCTCAATATGGAAACTATTGTTAAAACTAACTACGAGGAAGCTACTAAGCCTCCAGAAGAAGATGATTAAAGTATTTGACTTTCGTTGTACCAACGGACATATTTTTGAAGAATTTGTAGATGGTAACGTAACAACCAGTAGGTGCGGTTGTGGCGCAGACGCTACAAAGATTGTATCAGCTACTCAACACATACTCGACGGTGCCTCTGGGGACTTTCCCGGTAGGCACATGAAGTGGGTACGTGAACACGAGAAAGCTGGACAAACCACGCGGGAATCCTCATAGGGCACCTCCCATTTAATCCTCCATAACCTAATAATAATAATAGGCGGGGTAAGTTTAGAATGTCACGAGCAACACTAATAGATGAGCGTCAGGAAGAAGAAGTAGAAGTAACGGATCAACTTGATACACAGGATACTATAGAGACTCCTCAAGAAGAGGAACAACCTCAACAGGAACCTGAGTTACCAGAAAAGTACAAAGGTAAGTCTGTTGAAGACCTCGTACAGATGCACCAAGAGCTTGAAAAGTTTTCAGGCAAACAGAGTACTGAAGTTGGTGAACTGCGTAAACTTGTTGATGACCACATCCAGACACAACTTGTCGAACAACAAGCACCTCAACAACAGCAACCACAAGACGATGAAGATGATGTAGATTTCTTTGTTGATCCTAAGACTGCTGTTCAACGAGCAATAGACAATCACCCTAAGATTAAAGAAGCGCAAGCGTATACAGAGCAAGCTAAAAAGCAAGCAACGCTGGCACAACTTCAACAAAACCACCCAGATATGGAGTCTGTACTACAGGATCCTAAGTTTGCTGAGTGGATCAAGGGGTCAAAAGTCCGAACACAGTTGTTTGTTCAGGCTGACCAACAATACGATTACGATGCTGCGAACGAACTGTTCAGTCTCTGGAAAGAGAAGAACCAAGTAGTTCAACAAACAGCACAAGCTGAGAAAGCAGCCCGTAAGAGTGCAGTAAAGTCAGCTAACACAGGCAACGCTCGCGGAACAGGAGAGGGATCACGTAGAAAAGTTTATCGTCGTGCTGACATTATTAAACTTATGCGTACCGACCCAGAGCGTTATCAGTCCATGTCGGACGAGCTACTAAAAGCATACGCAGAGGGTCGAGTTAAATAGCCTAAAGGAGAATTACAATGGCTGGTGAAACCTCTGGTACTTATTTTACAGCTAATGCTGTAGTAGACAAAACTGCTGCGGGTACTTTTATTCCAGAAATCTGGAGTGACGAAGTAATCGCTGCTTATCAAAAGAACCTGAAGATGGCTCCCCTTGTCAAGCGTCTCGCTATGACTGGCAAGAAGGGTGACGTTATTCACATTCCTAAGCCCGTTCGTGGTGCTGCATCTGCTAAGGCAGAAGCTGTAGCAGTTACGATTCAGGCTAACCTTGAGTCAGAGTTGACTGTCACTGTTGACCGTCACTTTGAGTACTCGCGTCTGATTGAAGATATCGTAGAAGTACAGGCTCTGTCCTCTCTGCGACAGTTCTACACTGAAGACGCTGGCTACCAGCTGGCTCTGAAAGTTGACACCGACCTCATCAATGCTGCTACTGGCTTTGGTGACGGTACTCGTACTCAGACTCCCGCCAACACTGGCGCTGACTGGGTAAACAGCAACAGCTTCTATGTAGACGCTGCCAATGGCCTCGCTACTTATGCTGCTGACACTGTAACGTCTGGTGACA